ATTGAATTGTCATCGTTCAAATTGACATTGAATCTTAAACCTAAATCGAAGACGGTACTATCTGGCTTACCACCGGCATAGTTTCTTTTGGCAAACTTGTACTTCTGGAAAACAAAAGACGGGCTTTTATCCACATCCATTCCAGTTATACTCATAACTTGTTCTAGAAGAAGCTGACCCCCCGCCACTGCGGCCGGGGGAATAACAACCACTTCAAATTGGTTGAGATAGACTGGCTCGTATTTGTTAATAGAGTACAGAGAATTCTGAAAATGGGGTAAACCTGCCATGATTCATTTATATATCTTTTTAAACAAAGTTGATGAAACCTCCTGCAGCTATGCCTCCAGTTCGGGTAACGGTGATTCTGTTGATGAATTTTTGAATACCTCTGGCTGGTTCAATTATCACATCAATAATACCGATGTTCTGATCGATGATAGAAGGAGGATTGTTGGAAGCATCCATGATAACTTGGTAGGCATAAATACCACCTCCTGCTCTCACCCCATCCAAATAAGTATCAACGATAGTCTTGATCTCTAAACGAATGGAATCCTCGTTAAAGTCGAAGAGGTAATTAGAGAGGATTTCCTCGACATCGTTTTCAAGACTGATGAGCAAATCCCGAACGTGCACGAGATTAAATGCAGAATTTACAACCTGATAAGCGGTTTGGTTGCCGAAAATAACGACTCCAAATCCTCTCTTCTTGATGATTGGATTGAGACCAAAAGGTTCAAGCCAACCCCTATCGTCGTTGGTAAAATCAAATTCTACTCCTACAATAGTACCTCCTGAGATTGTACCTCTTTTCTGACCGGCTATGATGTTGTAAGGTTCTCCGTTGGCAAACTTCCGAACAAAATTGTTCGAAACATAGGCAGCTGGAGGTACGTTTAGATTTCTGTTATTCTCCCTAACCGTGATGTAAGGAGTATAAAAAGCAGCATAGGATGCTCCTAAATCCTGGGTAGGTAAACTAAAGGTGTAGGCAGGATTCAAAGATAGATTTCCGCCTTCGGCAATATATCTGGCTTCCAAAGGGGGAAAGGGATCCGTTGCTGTTGGGGCGTTAGTAAATCTAGGATCGGTACTAGCTCTAAATTGAGCCATAGAAGGAGCGTTAATAAAGGCTAGTGCTTTTTGTCTCATCATTGCCAACTTGGAAAGCTGGAATTTAGAATTAGGTTGAATGGTTCCGCTAAAGGTATCGACGATATAACGGAATGAAATAACGTCTTTAGTGGCTAGAGTTGCAGCCAAGTTGGTGTTGTACAGGACATCTAAAATTTCATTAACCCTTAGATCCGTACCGTTAGGTCTTTGAGCATCCCTCATGGTGTAACCCTGTAAATAAATGAAATCGAAGGATCTAGTGAATTGGGGGATTGACTTGAATTTCTGAACTTGAACTGGATCACCTGAATAAAAATAGATTGGTCTAGAGCAGGTAACTCTTACTATTCCTGAAGTTGTTGTCTGAGCTACTGAAGTGACCTTAGTTAGCCTGGACTGGCGGTTGGCTCCCACCGTTTCACAGAGTTCCAAATCCGTAGAAACGAGCAAATCACCAACTGAAATGATTTTATTGTTCGCTTGATCTGGAGCAAAAAGGAAAGTGTTGGGATTAGCTCTGGCTCCTGTAGCTCCGGGGACCACGTCTAAAAACTGATTAATGGAAGCAACCGATGAAACTATATCGGTCTTACCCGCAGTAACACCAATTCCAATATTATCTGATGCATAAACAGAGCCGAAGGCAGGATAATTTACCAAATCGTCTGGGTTTTGGCGGGCAATATTATCGAATGCCCTGACGTAAGCCACGTTGTATTGATCCCTATCGACAGTCAGCTGTGTATCGAGATAATAGATGCTTGATCCCGCTGCGTTCAGCCAAACCGTGTCTCCCTCTTGAATTTCATCGTATTGAATATTCTGGTACAGATTAGTGGAAATTTGTCCGACGAGAGTATTACTTTGGGCTGCCCCTGTGACTGAGGCAATTGCATCTATATTCAAATAGTCGGATGCTCCGAATTGCTGATAGAAGGCATTAACAAAACTTCCCGTAAGACCGGCAGTTAAGAAAGTGGGTTGAACAGAAATACCCTGAGCTGAATAGAATCCAGTGTCCAGAGGATGGGTGAAAGTAATGGTTAAATTTCCAGAGGTTTCAGCCACTCCTGATACTTTTAATTTAACCAAATCACCTGATGAAAATTGATTAATGACATTGCCCGATGCTCCCGCAGGAATAGTGACCGTTCCCACTATAAAAGGTGTACTGGTAGCAGAAGGGGTCAAGAAATCTTTCAATAAAGTTTTCTGGGCAGAAGTTAAAGAGGGTTCTGTTAGGATATCTGCAGAAGCTGCCGCTCCCGTGCCCCCGCCTCCCGAGAGGGTGACAGAGGGAGCGGACGTGTATCCAGATCCACTAGCTGTTAAAGTAATGCTAGATACCGCGCCCCCTGTGATGACCGCAGTGGCAGCAGCCCCCGTTCCTGATCCAGAGAAAGAAACAGTGGGTGCACTTGTGTAACCAGTACCGCCGTTGGTAATATAAACATTCACGACTGCTCCCCCCGTCACGCCCGAATTCGTTCTAACGTAGTGTAGACCTCCGAAAGTGGCTGTCGAGCTGTAAGGAACTAGAGCTGAGGCAGGAATACCGTAAGATCCTGTTACACCGTCAATCCTGTGTAGTGTACCAACGTTCAGTCCCGAATAGGCAACAGCTGCTGTTCCACCTGTTACACCGCCAGCCCCGGTGAGCCCTACATAATTTTGGGTGTAAACATAGTCTTGAACGATCTGCTGGTCGTAGCTCAAAAAGTTCAGGGTTGGATCTTCCAGGTCTCTATCTCCTGTTAATTCATCAATCAAAAAATTACCGACTAAATCGACTTTAAATCTATTTTGACACAGATAATCCAAAGCTTCTGCGTCTACTGCACAAAAGAGACCTGTTGAAGGGGTATTGTTATTGACGAGAGTTTGAATAAATTGGTTATTACCGTTCAGGTCAACAAAGTCTACGATCAAACAGCCGGTGGTTTGCGAAATGATATTAACATTTTGTTGGCTTAGGAATTGATTGATTTTACTTTTAACAAATCCATTTCTAGTAAAATATTCTGCCCATTCTGGGTCTTGTGACAAAGATGCGTAATCAGTCCAATTACCCGACACTGCAATAATATCTATGAACCAATCTGAAATGTAATCATAAGGATGAACGTAGCTAGGCACATTATCTGCTCCATACCAATCGATAGCAAAAATGTCATAACCTTGTAAAGGAGGATTAGCATCGGTTGATTTTCTGACAATAACGCTCATGGGTTCTTGTCCCAGATTCACTAAATTAAAAATTCTACCCTGATCCGGGATTGACATTGTTGCCAAGAAATAATCTACATCGGCATACCAAAACCTTTCTTTATTGTAGAAAGATGAGTAAAGTCTAGAAGTTAAAACTCCATTGGGTTCATCGGTTGCAACAGAAAAACCAAAATAGTTTACCTTATCTGCTGTAGGACTATCGTCATCATTGTTTAGCTTTAATAGATTCAAGGCAAAAACTGGACCTGTTTGCAGACAAGTAAAAATAGATCTTTGAAAATAAGATCCTTGACTTTCTAGGGTCTTGTCAATATCACCAAAGATGGCTATGGCAGTGGTGATGTCCGGAATGTATACAGGAGCATTAAATGGTCCTTTATTGGAGAATCCTACCACCAGCCTGATTGTTTGGGAGGTGAGAATGATATTTTCCGAGGCATCAAACTCCAGCGTATAAACACCAGAAGCTTTGAATTGGGAGAGATCTAATTTTATTTTCTTTGCCATTATTTTACAGAGGATATTTTTCAGCTTATATATCCACAAAAAAACAGGATTTTTTGTAATTATTTATGCTAAAGCAGCTTACTAAAAGAAGAATAAAAATCGCTTTCCTTACTTCCGAATTCACCCATTTTGATTGAGAGCTTTTTGTCTATCAGAGAACGATAATTTTCATCTATCTCATCATAGATTTGACTCACTAAATCGTGAAAAGCTGTGTTTTCAAACAGACCAGAAAGATTTACCACTGACATAGCCACGTCGTCGTGGCCTGATTGGCTGGAGTAAGTGCCGGTGGTATTGAGACCAAAAGAAAACATTTCTGGAATAGTCCAGTTTTTTTCGTTCAGAATGACTTTGTTATTGCGGGCCAGGTATCTCAGACGTTCACAGTATTTGAGCTTGTTTTTTTCATTGTATTTAATACCTGGTTTAGGCGTTCTGGCAGATTCGGTGTGCTTGGTGTGAAGAAATATATCCAGGTAAATGTCGTCGTGGAGGAGGAGTTTATCCAGTAACAATTCACCTTTGAAATTCATCTCTAAAATAACTGTCAGTCTTTCCCGGTCGAAAACCCTTAGAATTAAGGCCTCTAGCATTCTCTTAAAATCTTCTATCTCTATCTCATTGTCTCTAAGGATGCCAACCTGAAGAAGTCCGAAAAAATCGGCCTCGTCGCTATAATCACACATTTCTTCGATGTAAGATTTAGGGAGAGGAACAACTCTAAAGATATTGACGACCGTGTAATCCCCCTTGTTTCCTGAAGCCAGATCGACCGAAATAACAAAGCTTTTTCCATCTAACGAATCCCCACCTAGCTGAAATTTAGGGTGCCATTTGAAGTTGTTATATTTCAATTTTTGATCACTCAGAGCATCTATTTCTCTCCAGGTGTATTCAGCCTCATTAGATTTCATTTTTCTTAGATCTGCCGAACCCAAAAGAAGAGTAGTAGAACTGAGAAATTGGTTGCCGTACTCTTGGTTGAAAAGTTCTTCACTGCCCAGATTGGATATCTCTTGATTTTTCCAGTCATCGTCTCTACCGGGTACTTGCCACCAATCAACCCTTACGGGATTGAACGAATTCTCCCCCGTTAAAGCCCCTTGGTACAAGTCATAAAATTTGTTCATACCATTGGGGGTAGAAGTAATAATAATTCTTGAGACTTTAGAGGATGAAACAGTAGGGTAGGTCGATCTGAAGAAAGATTCAATGAAATTGGGATGAATGTGGGCAAACTCATCCATGTAGAGAAAATGGATTGTAAATCCAATGGCAGAAGTTTTAGTGGTAGTTTTAGCTATAGCCCTGCACCCATTGTCAAATTTCATGGACATGACGTTATTAACAACCATTCCTGGTTTTAGAAACCAAGGCAAACCTTTAACTATGCTCTTAATTTTATCCATTAATTCTTCTGCAGTCGAGCCCACGTTGGCCAGAATCATGGCGTTTTTATCATGGTTAAAAAGCAAATACCAGACTAAAATCATGGAACTGGTAATGCTCTTACCTATCTGACGTGGTGCAAGTAAAATTGAAAAACGATGCCTTTGGTACTCTCTTAAAATAGATTTCTGATAGTCCCTCAATTCAATGTTCCTGAGACCGTCGTCAGTCATGACTTGACAATATTTAGCAAAATAAACAGAATCCTGGGCGCACTTTTGAATTTCAACTATTTCTTCTGGGGTGTATTCATACAGCAGATTGGCTCTTTTAAGATCTGTCTCACCCTCGTGAAAGGGGTTGTCAACCGATTTATAGTCCAGTCCTTTTTCCTCTCCTTTTCTGAGTAGTTCTTGAATTTTCTGGGTGCTCCAATAATTTGAATCTCTTTCTACTACTTGTTCTTTCATCTATGATTTATTGAAAAAGTTCATCATCAATATCAAATCCTTTTTCTTCAGCCACACTAATGCTTTTCAAGCCATCAGATTCTACTTTTTGCCGGGCATTAACGACTGCGGTTTCGCTCTGTTCTTCCACTACGTTAACGTCTTGTATCTCCGCTCCGATGATGTCTCTAAGTCCTTCCATTAAGCTTTTGGTGCCTCTGACCTTAATCAGGTTATCTCTACCTGGAGGGTTTTGTCCATGCTGGGATCCAGGTTGGTCTTGGTTGTTAGCCTGATTTGCTCCCTGATTTCTGTACACCTGATTAGATCCAAAATTCGAATTTTGGTGAGAATGTCCGCTGTGAAATCCAGAGGGCTGGGTCTGAGTGGACATCATGCCGGGCTGGTGAATATCAACGGAACCAGAGGTTGTTTTTTTCTCCAGATCCTTGTTCAAACTCTTGTAGGAATTTTCGGATCTTTCGATGTAGTTCTGAAGATCCTTTGGCATCTGGATAATTTGTCCTTGCAAATGGGCTAAGACCTCGAACATCTTAGGTGCGGTGTTTCCTAGATCTATTTCCTCTACTAATTTAGTGATGGCGTGTTGGGCTGTTTTAAACTGCAGCATCATTAAAGCCAGATTTGAAGAATCTAGTTTTTTTCTGGCCTGAATGTAGCTTGTCTCGTCAACCAAGTTGTCATCGACGTGAAATTTTGCCATGGATTCCACCAGATCTCTAGAGTCGGTTCCTGTGGATTGAGACACATCGATGAAATCTAAAACCCCGGTGGTTTTAAGTCTGGGTAGATCCCCCACCTCCACTACGCTTTGATCTAGATTCTCGTCCAGGAGGATTTTATCCAGTGAAATTTTGATTTTTTCCTGGACTTCTTTGGGTACTTTTGGTTTTCTTCTAGGCATAGCTTAGAACTTTTAGAAAAGGTTTGAATTTTATATATCTAAACTCTACCCCTTTCTTAAAATTTTAGGGATAGCCAGGGTTGGTTTGGCGTTGTCGATGATCTGGGCTAATTGAGAATCCCTGACCACATTCTGGTTTAGAACTATCGACTGTTTATCTATATCGATCATAGAATTGAAAATTCTGATGTTGCTCAACAACAGCGGGGAAGTGTAAATTCGATAGCTGTTATTATTGGTGCCGTAAAGGGGATTTGCTACATCCTCTACTATTTGTCTGGGTAGATCGAAGGTGTAGGTTTGGGTTAAAGCCACAAAATCCTGATGCAGGGGAATTAATTCAGAAGTTTGTTCCTGTGGATTGTTGGGATCATACGATAAACCCCAAATGTTGATCGACATCTGTTGGTACTTATTGGAGATATTCACGACTACTCCATACCAGTCTCCCAGTTGGGGAACAAATTGGAGCTTGGAATTATAGGTCAAAGAATTGAGATAAATCTGAATCGACCCTTCCTGGAGGAAATTGGTGTTACCTGGTTCCTGAACCCCAGAGTGAATCAGATCGATCCTAAACCCCTCTAGTTGACCTATATCATTGATGAGCTCTGCCGAGATCAAATTTCGGGCCTGGGCCTTCTGCATTTTGAGAGGAGTTGTCCCCTGAGAGAAAGGGGTGTTGGGATTGACCACTGAAAATTTATACGGATCTATGACCGAAGAGACCATAAAACCTCCACTGTGATTGGCATCAGATTTAATGGCCACATAGCCCTCCGGGTTGGAATCAAATCCCCTCCAAGGGCTTAAACCGTGTTTATAGGGATAGGTGTTGTAAATTATCCTAGTCTCAGTTTCACCCTCTTTTACCATTGCCAAGGGAGGGAATGGTTTCTTAGTCAGCGAATTTTCGTTGACGTAATTTTTGAGGCTAAACCAAGAGGAATAGGCAATTTCTCCGTTTGAATCTAGTTTTGGAGCAACTCTGTATCTGACAGCATTCCGATATTTGTTGGACTCGAATTGAAAATTGCTATCGGTCAAAAAGGCATCATTTAGGTCGTAGTACTGGTTTAAAATAATGGTCCAGTTGTTGTTCAGCTCGTAATTGATGATAGGCAAATTCTGGTAGACATAGCCCCTTGTTGGATCTATACCCCTTTCATTGGTAGTTGTAACATACTGTTGGGGTTTGGTGATTTGATCCTCTTGGGCAGTTGTTTCTTGGCCGAAGAGTTCTTGAGAGTTGATTGCTATGCCATCTAGTTCTTCTTTATAGGCAGGATCTCTGAAATAGGTATTCGATTTTGGGTTGTACTTTTTGAGTTCCAATTTGAAATAAACCGGAGAGTACATGAAATCTCTGAACAGGTAGGTCGAGTTTATTTCATAGATCCTGTTGGTCAAAGGAAAATAGATAATGTCCTTCTTTCGGGGCTGAGATCCTTTTCCGAATAGGGACTCGAAATAAATTTTGTCGATATGAACTTCAAAGGGTTCTTCGAAAGAAATTCCAAAGGGATCGTAGTTCACCTTGTTGTCGGGGAACTGGTTCTGAGGTACCATGACCTTGACACATTTTTCTTCTACCACGTCAAACAAGGTCCACTCCTTTAGTATAACATCCTTGGATCTAGATTGGGGTTGGACCGAATAGTAATTTGTTTCGAAGCCAAACATTCGGTTGACTATCAGACTCAAATCTTGGTACAGATTAATCGCCTTATTGATGTTGTAAGGCTGGAAAGTAAAGGGTCCACACTCGTTAAAAACGACTGGTCGGTTGGATCTTTCGGGAGAACACTGGGGGACTGGATTTCTAATTACCACCTTATCAGGACCATCCACCACATTGGTGTCGTAGGATAAATCCAGATCAAAAGAAACTATCACTATACTAGGATCAATCGGCTGATCCGTAGAATAGGCAATAGTGCCATCCTGGTTTACCACTACCGAGGTAAATCTAAATTCTGGATAAAAAGGTCTGGTTGGGTTGAGAGGAATAGAAAAAATCTCGGCTCTTTCTCCCGAAGTGGAAGATTTATTGTAACCCGTTAGTGCTGTTCCGACCGGTACCCACAAGGACCAGGTCTCACCATCCACAGAATACCTAAAATCGATCGCAATGTC